GCGACTATCGCCAACGCCAGTGCCAACGGTCGTGTTGGTCAAATCGAATCGTCAGGGTCAGCCATAACGACGCTTACCCTTAACGGTGGCGAACTACTGCTGAAGGATTCAGACACCAATGCCACGCTGACCATCGGCAACGGTACGATCAACGGTGGTCGCATCGATGGCGTTGATAGCAACCGACGAATCACCAACACAAACCCAATGACCGTGCAAGGAGAAATCCAAGTTCAGTTGGTTAGCGGTCAAACGATAACGCTGGCATGAGTTGTCCTAAGTGCGAGCAGCGAGCCAAAGACGAACGGCAAGCCCTGAGCCAGTGCGAGAAGCAGCAGAAGCAAGCCGCCAAAGTCAACCAACGCATGGCGATAGCCGTGGCTGTGCTGTCAACCCTGATCGGCAAGGAAGCCTTCGACCGATTCACCCAAGTCACCGACGTTGTGAACTCGCTGCAAGTTGGCAAGGCTGACAATGATGATGGCGAATCGATCTATCCAACAAGCGTTGCCAGCAACCCGAAATTACCAAAGCCAAGACCAAGCACAGGCAACACGGGCTTAGGATTCTCTGACGGATATGGCGTGCTAACTGCAATACCCGGCAGCATCTTGCCGCCATTTGAACCTGAACTCAGCCCGCCAATATTCTCGGCAGGCTTTCTGCCCGATCCTCCAGATAGGTTTGTTCCGTTCGCCGGGCCGATGCTGTTGTTCGGTTTGGCTATGGTAAGACCGAGGAGAAGGAAGTAATGCCCGCACCACTTGATCTTGACGTTGAGCAACTACGCAAACTGGCTGCAATGCAGTTGACCTATGAAGAGATTGCCGGGTTCTTCGGTTGCTCTCGATCCTCGTTGTATGCCCGTGAGGACTACCGCGAAATCATCGAGCAAGCAAGGGACACTGGCAAAGGTTCGCTGCGTCGTGAGATGTGGAACTCGGCCATGGATGGCGACCGGCAGATGATGGTGTGGCTGAGCAAGCAGTACCTTGGCATGCGTGAGAAGACCGAACACAGCGGCGAAGGGTTGCGGCCTTTGACCATTGAGTTTGCCGAAGCCACACCACCAGAGAACCCAGCCGATGAAGTTTGACCTGCTGCCCGCACAACTTGACTTCATCAGAGCGCAGCAGCGTGAGGTGCTGTATTCAGGTGCGTTCGGTGCAGGCAAGACGCGGGCGTTGTGCATGAAGTTGGTGGCTCGCTTGGTTGGCAGACCGGGCGCGCGTGAGGGCTTGGCACGCAAGCACCTTGTCAGCCTGAAAGCCACGACGCTTCGCACGCTGCTTGAGCAAGACGGCAACTTGCCGCCCGTCCTGCCGCGTGGCACATATGAACACAACAAGAGCGAGCGAGTGATTCGTTTGCTTGGTGGCGGCACGATCTACTACTTCGGCCTCGATGACTACGAAAAGATGGGATCGTTGAACCTGTCAGGCTGTGCGGTTGACGAGGCGGTTGAGTTGGTCGAAGGTGACTGGACGATGCTGCGTGGTCGCATCCGGCTTGAACTCGATGACCTAGCCATGCAGTTGTACGGTGCTTGCAACCCCGGTGCGCCGTCGCACTTCTTAGCGGTTCGCTTCGGGCTTGCTGGTGGACACCAAGCCGCACCGAACTGTCGGGCCATCCAGACCAGAAGCCCGGACAACTTCTTCCTGCCGCAAGCCTATCTGGATGACTTGCAGAGCCTCGAAGGGGTGGCGTTTGAGCGATACGTTGAGGGCAAGTGGCGTGGTGGCGAGGGCTTGGTGTATGACCGCTTTGATCGGTCTGTGCATGTTCGGCAACGCAACGAAGAGTGGCGGCGAATCATCGTGGGCCAAGACGAAGGGTACACCAACCCGGCGGCACTTCTGGTTGTGGGCGAGGATGGCGACGGTCGATTGCACATCATCGAAGAGTTCTACAAGTCGCAGATGCTTGAGGTGGATGTGATTGCAACCGCCAAGGACATCGCCAGCCGGTACAAGATCGAGTCCTTTGTGCTTGATCCGTCAGCCGCCAAACTGAAGGCAGCAATGCACCAGTCCAACCTCGATGTGGCATCGGCTGACAACACGGTATTTCCGGGCATCCAGAAGGTGCAGCAGCGTCTTGCCCGTGCTGGCGACGGTCAGCCACGCTTGACGGTTGACCCGAAGTGCGAGAACACCATTCGTGAGTTCGAGTCGTACGAGTGGCTTGGTGGCTCAAGTGGCTACAAGGATGCACCGAAGAAGGAGATGGATCACGCAATGGATGCGTTGCGATATGCCGTGGTTCATTTCGATGGCAGCCGTGTTGAGCCGCGAGTGCGTGTGGCGGATAGGGCCGCAACTGGAGATAGGTTTGCCAACGATGACCGCATGTGGAGATCGCTGTAATGCTTGATGGGTTGAAGTCCGCTTTTGGGTTCAAGGCAAAGCAAGACCGCCTTGATTACGTCCGCTCGACGATCAAGCCGGAAGCCACATATGGCATGACCCGCTCCACGCAAGAGCAGGCTGCTGCTCTGGGTCTGATGACCGGGTACGTCTATGCCGCTGTGATGATGAACGCTCGCAGCATTGCCGCACAGCCCTTGCGGTTGTACGCATCGCTAGACGCGCGCGGTGCAAAGCAGTTCCCAACCAAGTCGGTCAGCAAGAGCGTGCAGCGTTATCTCAAGGGCGACGGCTCCATGCGTCCTGCGAAGTCTGCCATGCTCGGATCGAACACCGGCGGCGAGGTGGTTGAAATCTATGACCACCCGATTCTTGATCTGCTGAACAAGGTGTCACCGTTCTACGACGGGTACAACTTCAACATTCTTCGCAAGACATTCTTGCAGGTGACAGGCAACGAGTACTTGCACCCGATCATGGGCCCGATGGGCTACCCGGTTGAAATCTGGGTGATGCCGTCGCAGTACGTTAAGATCAAGCCTACCCGTGACGAGCGACTGATTGAGAGATACGAGTACGGGCAGCAACCAAACAACGCCTTCTTTGCACCTGACGAAGTGCTGCACAATCGCGTACCTGACCCAAACGATCCGCTGTACGGTCGTGGCTGGGTCGCTGCTGCGTCTGACGCGGCTGGCTTGTTGCAGTCGATGGACGGCTACGAGAAGCACCTGTTCCAGAACCAAGCCCGCCCTGACTGGGGCATTTTCCTGAAAGAAACACTCAACGAGACGCAGTGGAACCGCATGATTGCGTACCTCGATCAGAACCTTCGCGGCAACCACAACAGCGGTCGGCCTTACATCTTTGAGGGTGGATCAGACGCACGACCGTTGCAGTTCAGCCCGCGTGACCTGTCGTTCAGCGAAGGCGAGAACCGCAAGGTCGAAGTAATCGCTGCGGTGTCCGGCGTGCCTGTCACCTTGCTGAAGGCCAACGATCCAAACCTTGCATCGGCACAGGTTGGCTTTGCATCCTACATGCGTGACACCATCCACCCGTATCTGGTCGCTGATGCTGAGTTCTTGAACCAGTCGCTGCTGCCGCTTTTCGGCGGACTGGCTGACGGTCTGTTCTTGGCCTATGACAACCCGGTGCAAGAAGACGAGCAACTGATATCCGGCATCATGCAATCGCAAGTTGCGTCAGGTATCCGAACGATCAATGAAGCACGGTCAGAACTTGGCCTCGATCCAGCAGACGATGGCGACGAACTGCGCGTCAATGGCATACCGCTTGACGTTCTTGGGCAGCCAGCCTTGCCGCCTTTGGGTGCTTTGGCATACGGCAAAGAGGAAGAGGAGAACAGGAAGGCGACCCGCAGCGAAGTCCGCGTTGGCTCATGGGTAGAGTGGAGAACTGCAAAGGGAAAGTATCTAGGCAAGATTCGACGCTTCAAAGAATCTGGCACAGAGCCGGGTACTGTTGGCGACGGTGAAGCCACAGCCGAGGACCCGATTGCCTTTGTGCAGGTTTACATCCGCAACGAGGACGGCACGTTCACACCATCTGATCGTGACGCGCCTGTGCAAGTGTCACGCCTGACACCAACTGACGAACCTGAAATCACCAAGGGCGTCAAGGCAGTTAGCAAGCAAGTGCGTGAGACCCTGAAAGAAAAAGCCAAAGAGCACAACGAAGAAGTGGGCGATGCCAAGAGCAAGCGAACTACGACACGCACGCTCATAGCCGTATTTGAGCGTGGTGTTGGCGCTTATCGGCAAAACCCCGGATCAGTACGTCCTACGGTCTCAGGTGCAGAGCAGTGGGCATACGCTCGCGTCAACGGGTTCTTGCATGCACTCAAGACTGGCAAGTTCAAGCGCAAGCCATACGACACCGATCTGCTGCCCGAAGGACACCCACTGTCAAGCAAGAGCCAAGAAGGAACAAAGGCGGAACTTCCCGACTACAAGGACTACTTCACAACAAGAGAAGAGGCCGAACGTAGAGCAGAGGAACTTGGTTGTGATGGAATACACACTGCACCGGGCGAGCCTTTTGGTCACGATGGTTTGATATATATGCCTTGCTCTTCGCACGATGCGTATATGCAGGACACCAGAGGGAAGGCTGCACTTGAGAACTTCCCTGACGTATACACCACGCCAGAGGAAGCCGAGAGCCGTGCGTTGGTGCTTGGGTGTGATGGCATTCACGAACACCCCGGCGATGCGTACGGCTATGACGGCGTGATCTACATGCCATGCTTGTCGCACCGTGACTATGAAGCAGCACTAAAAGAACAGCAAAAGAAGTATGAAGACATTGACTTCACACCGCCTGCTGACGTTCAGGAAGAGGCACAGCGTGGCTTGGACTGGCGGGCCGAGCATGGACGCGGCGGCACAGAAGTCGGCGTGGCTCGTGCGCGTGACCTCAGCAACGGCGTGTCTGTCTCGCCTGAGACGATCCGGCGTATGGTCAACTTCTTCACACGGCATGAAGTTGACAAAGAAGCAGAAGGCTTTGAGCGTGGTGAGGACGGCTACCCTTCAGCCGGTCGCATTGCGTGGGCGTTGTGGGGAGGCGATGCCGGGCAACGGTGGGCCAACTCGATTCGTGACCGCATGGACGCAGAAGACGAACGCGGAGAGAAGGTAACGCGGAGAGAAGGAGAGAGCCTAGATAACTGCGTTGCACGCGGCATCGACAAGTTGCTGTCTGAAGGCTATGACCGTGACCAAGCGGTTGCGATTGCGTATCGCCAGTGCGGCACAGCCACTAAGCGTGCGGTTGCCTTCTTGACCGGCATGGAGCCGGAAATGCAGAAGAAAGCGTTTGACGGGCCAAGCAAAGAAGATTGGCCTGCACGCACCAAGGAAGCCCGCAAAGCCATCGAAGACGTGGAAGATTACGAGCCAGAACCGGCAAGCGATGACATCCGAGCAGGCGAACCAGCCAACCCGGCACGCCGTATTCAGACCAACTTGGTGCGGGTACTCGACGAGCAAAAGCGTGAGATCGTCAACGCCCTGCTAGGTGCGAAGGGTGGCAAGAAGCAGTTTGGGCCACAAGACCTGATGCGGTTGCTGACTGCTCTCGGCGCGTTTGAGGTGCAGTATCAAGAAGCGGTTGCCGGTCCGATGGCTGAGGCGACTGCATCCGGCAGCACCTTCGGCACGAACGAGGTTGGCGTGGCTGGTGCGTTCGATGTGACCAACCCGCGTGTGGCTGAGTTCGCTTCAACGTACGCCCAAGAGTTTGCAAGTGAGGCTTCGGCTGCATCCTTGCGACGGGCGCGGACGGTGATTGCTCGCGGATTGGAGCAAGGCCAAAGCGTGCAGCAGATTGCTGACCAGATCAGCACTGACTATGCGTTCAGCCCTGAGCGGGCAACCGTGGTGGCACGCACTGAGACTGCCCGTGCGTTTGTGGAAGGCGAGCGGCTTGGGTGGGAAGAGTCCGGTGTGGTGCGTGGCAAGCAGTGGCAACTCGCCGCAGGTGCTTGCCCGTTCTGCCAACAGACTGCCGTGAAAGGGACAGCCAAGGTCTTCGGCCTGAATGAACCCTTCTGGAAGAACGGTGACACTATCTCGGCTGGAGGCGGAACCTATTCCGTCCGATATGGCGATGTGCAAGGTGCGCCACTTCACCCCAACTGCCGCTGCGACATCCTGCCCGTGCTTGGAGATTCTGACTGATGAACGAACTGAACCCAACCGAATACGGGTTGAAGTCTGATGTGCCAACCGTCTGGCGTGAACTCTCGATCAAGAGCATAGAGATTGACCAGCCCAAGCGAAGCGTGCTGGCGTACATCACCACAGACCGAGTTGATGAAGAAGGGGAAGTGGTTGTGCCTGAAGGCATTGACTTCTCAAGATTCAAGAAGACTGGAACCGTGTTCTATAACCACGACTATGCAGCACCATGCGGAGTCTGCACTAGCATCAAGCACACCGACCGTGGCATCATGGCGGTCACGCAGTTTCCTGAGCGGCCCGAAGGCTACCAAGGCAAGTGGTTGCCTGACGAGGTGTTTGCCATGTTTGCCTCTGATCCGCCAATCGTGAAGGCGTTCAGCATTGGCTTTGCGTACACCCAAGTGCGCCAGCCTACCAAGAAAGACTTTGACCGATACGGTCGTGATGACATTAAGCGAATCGTGAGCAAGTCACGCATGCTGGAATACAGCGTAGCGCCCTTGCCCATGAACGAAGACGCCATTGCCGTACAAGTCACAAAGCAACTCAATGACACCGGCATCGTAGCCGATGTATGTGAGTGTTCGCAGGCATCGTGCGAAACCCCTGAGAGCGTCAACTGTCGGCAGGCAGTTGAAGAAGCAGAGCAGGCATCAACGACTCAGCCAGAGCGAAGTTCTATTTATTCTGTTTCAAAGGAAAAAACCATGTCGGAAGATATCCGAAAGAAGATGATGGTTGACCTCAAGCCAGATATGACCATCGCCGAACTCATGGCTGCCATGCAAATGGAGGATGAGGCCGACGCTGTGCGTGCTGACGTAGAGGAAGAGGTCGAAAAGGCCACAACCAAAATGGACAAAGAAGAAGAAGAGGACAAGGCTGCCAAGTCCGCTGTCGCTCTTGTCGCCGATCTTGTCAAGAAGCAAGCAGCAGAAGGCCGACGTCGTGTTGCCGCTGCCACGCCAATCGTGACTGCACCTGTTCTCAAAGGCAACCTGAAGCACCTGAAAGATGCCGAAACCGCACACGGTCTTGGTCAGTTCTTCTTGGGTTCAATGGGCAACAAGTCCGCTCAACAGTGGGTCTCGGATCGCTACGGTGTCAAGGCACACGGCGAAACCAACAACTCGCTTGGCGGCTTCTTGGTTCCTGACGAACTGGAGCAAGCAATCATTGACTTGCGCGCACAGTTCGGCAAGTTCCGTGCCAACACCCGCGTGCTTAACATGAGCCGTGACACCCTGCTCATCAACCGGATCGCTGGCGGCCTGACCGCTTCGTTCGTTGGTGAAGGTTCCTCGATCAGCGAGACTGATGCTTCGTTCGACCAAGTCTCCTTGGTTGCTCGTAAGGCTGCCACGTTGACCAAGTACAGCCGTGAGTTGGCTGAAGATTCCGTTGTGAATCTCGGCGACTTCTTGGCTGGCGAAGTTGCCCGTGCTTTTGCAAACGCAGAAGACGAAGCAGGCTTCAATGGTGATGGCACTTCAAGCAACGGCGGCATCGTCGGACTAAAGAACGCTGTTGGCTCTGCTGGTCAAAAAACCGGTTCCGGCAACGCTTACTCCGAGTTGACTCTTGCTGACTTGACCGGCACTGTTGGTCTGGCCCCTGAGTTTGTCTTCTCGCAAGGCACACCAAAGTGGTACATGTCCACTCAGTTCTATCATACTGTCGTGCTTGACCTTCTTGCTGACGCTGGCGGCAACACCAACCTCACCCTTGCTGGTGGCGTGGCTGTGCCTTCGTTGTTTGGCTATGAAGTCGTGCTGACTGATGTGATGCCAAAGACTGAAGCCAACTCTCAAATCTGTGCGTACTTTGGCGCACTTGAACTTGGTGCAACGATGGGTGACCGTCGTCCAACCGAGATTGCCGTAAGCGAAGACCGCTTCTTCGAGGCCGACCAAATCGGCGTTCGAGGTACGACTCGCTTTGACATCAACTGCCACGACGTTGGCGACAGCAGCACCGCCGGTGCTATCGTTGCCCTCAAGACGGCTGCTTCCTAATTGAAAGGCTGATACCAAATGATCGCTCTTCAAGACATTACTTTTAAGCACTTCTCGGAGTCCGATGCTTCAGCAGGGACCAAGGAGATTGACACCCTGAACGCTGACTACCTCGTCATCCAGTTCTTCACATCTGGTGGTTCTGATGGCGCTATGGCAGCACTCAAGTTGCAAGAGTCCGACGCTTCTGGTTCTGGTCAAGCCGACATCTCCGGCACTGACTTGTCCAGCACCGTCACCTCTCCTACAAACGTTGCCGCTGATGATGGATGTGCTTTGTACTTCGTTGACCTTCGCGGTCGCAAGCGCTTTATCACCATCTCGTTTGACGGACCTGCTTCGTCAAGCAACTATGTTGCAGCGTTTACTCTTAACGATCAGCGACCAATCACCGCTGCTTCTGCCGACTGGCAAGGCCGCGTGATCATCTGATCATTCACAACCCGTGACCTTCCTCTCAAAGGCCCGGCAGTCCGTTCGTGGCTGCCGGGCTGAGGGAGGAACAGGAGACTGCTGATGGCTCTGGCTGACAACGCACTCGTATCACTAGCCGATGCTAAGGCGTACTTGGGGGTTGGCACATCTGGTGATGATTCTCTGATTGAACGGCTCATCAACGCGGAGTCAAGCCGAATCGAGCGGTACTGTGACCGCAACTTCAGAAAGCAGTCTTACCGTGAGTCGTACAACGGCTCCGGGCAGCGACGGCTCCGGCTTCGCAACTACCCCGTAATTGGAATCAGCCGCGTAGCCATCGGCAACAAGATCGCGTTCAGTGTCGGCAGCGACACCGCCAGCGACCTGCGTGCCGTTGTCGAGGTTCGCAGCGACCGCTTGGTTCTGACCCGTCACCAGTCCGACGGGACCAAGACCACGACCAACTTGGTCTTTGCATCTGCCAACAACGACACGGCTTCGGGCCTTGTCGATGCCATCAACGCTGTGTCTGGCTTTGATGCAACCTTGTCAACCAACTGCTTGAGCATCGACCTGTTCCGCCAAGGCGGTGTGAACGTGATGCTTTCGACTGCACAGGTTCAGTTCCCTGACCGCGACGATATCCCATACCGCGTGCATGACGATCGTGCCACGCTTGAGTTTGTGGATTCTGCGGACATGCTGTTCTTTGGCAAAGCCACTGACGCAGGGCTGCCAATGCCTCACACCTTCGGTGGCATCCTTGTCGAGTATGACGCAGGCTTTGACGGCCTGAGCGAGATACCTGCTGACCTTGCACAAGCATGCATTGAGTTGGTGCAGTTTGCATACACAAACAGAGCCGAGAACCCGACCATGCAATCTGAGTCTATCGGCTCATACTCGTACACTCGTGCAGCCGACCCAATCCGATCATCGGATCGCATTCGGGAACTGCTTGCTCAGTTCATTGATAGGAAGTCATGAGCGTCACGGAACTAATCACCAAGCATGGCGTGTCAATCACGATCCAGACTGCTTCGACCACAAACGATGTCTCTGGCTTTCCACGTTTGAGTTACTCGGACGGTTCTACGGTCACTGGGTTCATACAGCCAACCGGTGCGTCAGAGCCACTGCAAGCCGGTCGTGACGAACTGGTGATCACGCACCGCGTGTACTTCGATGCAGGCGTGACCATCGCACCAACCAACCGGCTGAAGTTCACTGATCCGACAGACACCAGCGTGCGCTTCTTGGAAGTGGTCGGCGTGATCAAGCCCGGCATGTTCTCTGGTGCTGCTTCGTTGGCTCACGTTGTGGTTGACTGTACAGAGGACTCGACGGCGGTAGCATGAGCCACGAATTCAATGTCAACTTGGGCAAGCGTTTGGGTGAGGCGATAGCGGCTGGTGCGGTGTTTGCCGCTGGCACTCTGCTGCAGACAGAGGTCAAGAAGCGCCTGAACTTGAAGTCTTCTCTGCCACCGAATCCACCATCAGTTGCACCTGAAGGACCGTACAGGAGATTTGGAACGCTTGGTCAAAGCATCCAAGTTGATGATCGAAACAACAAGGGGCCAAAGCCTCTAGTTCGTGTTGGTTCTGCATTGCCTTATGCGGCACGACTAGAGTTCGGATTCACGGGAACAGACCGCAAAGGTAGGCGTATCAATCAAGGCGCGAGACCATACATGCGTGACACCTTAGCCAAGAATGTGAAAAACATGCAGAAGGCAGCGCTTCGGGCCGCAAACGATGTCTTCAAAAAGTTCGCCACAAGTGGAGGTCAAGCATGAGCCAAGACGTAGTCCGAGCGTTCTACTTCCAACTGACCAGCCAGCAACTTGCCAGCGATGGGTTCTTTGTTGCGGTCGGTGGTCGCATCTACGAGCGTGAAGCACCAGCAATGGAGAATACCCCGCTGGCTATATTCCAACTGATCAGCGCACCGTTTGATCAGACCTTCAACGGCAGCACCCTCAAGGATTACTTGTTTCAAGTCGATATTTACAACAGAAAGCAAGACGGGATGGCAGCCCTCGGCGGCATCCAAACCAAGTTGTTTACGCTTATGCAAAATAGCACGCCGACTATTGCAAACCACGGTGCTGCTAGAATCGAATGTACCAACGACGGTATCCGCTCAGTGGAGGGCGAGTACCTGAGAGTAATCACCGAGTTCAGGCTTCGCACTGGGGCCGTCACCTAAAGGACTAAACATGCCTTCAAACCGTATCACCGGGTCAGACGGTCAATGCACCGTTGCAAACCACAACATTCTCTTCAACACTTGGTCAGCAACCTTCTCGCAAATTGTCTCTGATGTCACCGCCTTTGCTGATTCGTTTGCACAGAAGCGTGGTGGCCTTATGTCCGGCACATTCTCTGCTTCTGGTATTATGCAAGATAACAGCGGCACGACTGAGCCAATGCCAACGTCAACCGATGTACTTGACTTCAACGCGGCAGGTGAGGATGTTGAGTTGCAAACAGGATCGACCACCAAGAACCTAAGCATGTGGTCGTTCAAGGCTGTCATTGGCAACGTGTCACCTACCAGCACGCAGGGCGGTGATGCCTCGATCAGTGTTGACGGCGAATCTACTGGTGACATCACCTTGACTTGGGATGAATCGTAAACATGGCAAGCAAGTCGCCCGATGATTGGGTGTCGGTCGTACAGTTCAGAGGGCTGAAGACTGGCAAGATCATCACGAGGAAGTGCGGCTCCTCGGCTGAAACACTTGAGGAGGCACAGCGTTGTGCCATCTCGCTCTATCGTTTGACCAACGACATCAACCGTTTGGTCAGTATTGAAACCAAGCGGCGGCGGGACTGGACGCAATCAACAGTCTCGCTGCCGCCACACTTGAGAGGAATGACATGATCAAAGAAGTCACGATCACACTTGACGGGCAAGAGTTCACTGTGCCACGCCTGACGGTTCGCCAGATCCATGAGGTAGGGCAACGCATCTTTGAGGTGCGGCGCAAAGAGATGATCAGCGATTGCCAAGCCGTGGGCCTGAACAACGAGCAGACCGTGGCGAAGGTGTCCGAGATGCGGCAAGCATGGGACCAAGGCACAGAAGTCAAGCGGCAGGCGTACACCGAACTCGGTGCGCGTCTGTTCATTGGTGCAGCCCTGACCGCAGGAAAGCACCAGCCTGATGTGCTGGATGCAATCAGCGACCTTGGCGAGTTGGCCTCAGCGTCGGCAGAAGTGTGTGGGCTTTGGAATCCATTTGCGGAAGGCAACGAACAGCCTGAAGCAACCGACCCGGGTCTTGAGGAGATCAAGCCGGACGATCAAGGCTGACGCCGGGCTTGAGTTGGGTGAAGCGTGATTGGACACGCGAACGTGCATTGCTTGCCCACTTCTTCCCCGGCGTTGGTGAGCCGATAGAACTAACATTGCCTGAGTGGAACGGACTGCTTGGGCAAGTCGAAGAGTTCATCAAGTTGAGGTGATACGTGGCTGACATACCTGCTGGCTCACTGACAGTCAAAGTAGATGCAAACCTCAAGCCATTGCAAGACGGCTTGGACAAGGCAAAGACCAAAGTTGCTCAGGCTGACAAGGCGATTGAGCAAACTACGCAGAACACGAAGAAAGGATTCTTTGAGGCTAGTGGTCGAGTCCAAAACTTTCAATCCAAATTATCTGCATCGCTTGGAGTCATTGCGGGCTTTGCCGCAGCGGCTCAACTGATCGGTGGTATTGCTGACGGCTTTGCGGCTGCCAGCGATGCAATCGAAGAATCAAATGGCGGTCTTGATGCGTTGGACAAAGGCACGGCTGCATTCCTTGAGAAAGTGCCGATCCTCAACAACTTTGCCAACTTTGGCCGGTCGCTTGC